TGTTTGAAACTATACCCAATCGGATATAATTTATAGAAAAACTTAAAATTTATACGCATTCGGGTATAATGAATGATAAATCGGTCAATAAGCACCCTTATCGCATATAATGAATGAGAAATCCGTCAGCCCACACGCTGACAAAACCTCCCCCAGCGTCAGCCTATAAACTTACCAACCAAACCCCAACCCCATGAAAACCACACCTATCGATTTCCGACGCTGGCAACTGCACATCCGTAAGGAGTGCGTCAACTGCAACCGACCCGACAAATCCGAAACCATCAAGGCTTGGTCCGTGAACTGGACCCTGCTCGGTCGAATCCTCCAAGCCAAAAACGCCTGACATGGAATGGATTAAATGCTCCGAGCGTATGCCGGAACTTGGTGAACCCGTCCTGATTTTCACAACGGACATGAATCAATTTATGGGCTGGCTTGAGAACCGCCACCTTTGGTGCTACGAACACCAAGCTTGGTTCCTGACCGAAGTCAGCCATTGGATGCCGCTACCCCCAAACCCGTTCTAACCATGGACTTAATCTCACGCACCATCCTCGGCTACACGGCAGAGGTCGTCGGAGTCAGCCCCGATGATATCTTGAGCGAAGTCAAGACCCAAGAACTGGTCCTTGCTCGGTCAATCTTTGCCGACATCGCCTACTCCGAGTACCTCTACACCTACTGCCAAATCGGGCGAATCATCAAGAGGAACCACGCAACGGTCATGCACAACCTCGAAATCCTTGCGATAAACATGAGGGCAAGACCCGACATCAAGTTTCTGCGTACACAGGTTTTAAACAGGACACGGGATTTTTTGCAACATTAACAACAACCCCCGCCATCTTTGCGTGAGTGAACGCAGAGGCCACCATCCTTGACCTTTATCGAAGCGGAGAAATCCGCAAGGCTTGCCTCACCATCACGGGGGGCAATCCGCTTTGGAAGGACCTTGAACAAGAGGTCGTCCTCATTCTGCTCGAAAAAGACCCCGACAAGATTGCCAAGATGCAGGTGCAGGGATACCTGCGCTTCTACATCGTTCGGCTGATCATGAACCTGTACCGGGGCAACAACAACCAGTTTGCCAAGAAGTACCGACACCATGACGAGCGGGTCGAAGTAGATCCCGAAACCCAAGAACTAAGCAAGGACTACGATTCCCTGCTCGATGACCTTTGGGCTATTGCCCAGCAAGAGATGGACTCTTGGGCCAAGGACGGGGCATTCCCGTACGACAAAGAACTGCTGAACCTGCTGATGCAAACAGGCAATATGAAGGCCATGAGCCGGGAAACGGGCATCCCTTATAGGTCCATCATTTACTCCATCGAACAGGCCAAGGCCAAAATCAAAACCGCAATCGAAGCCAATGGATATACTGGTTTTTCCAATCCTGATTAGTGCACTCGCTACCCTTGCGGTCGTGGAGTTTCGAGTCCTGCCGGGATGGTTCTACGCTCTGCCCTTTGCGAAGCGGAAGCCGTTTAGTTGCATGACTTGCTTTGGGTTCTGGCTTGGCTTTGCCCTGACCCTGCCGACCTGCCAATGGTACTTGGCCCCTATCCTCGGCCTCGCCTCATCTGCCACCGCAATCCTACTCCGAGAATGGACCTTCAAATGACCAACGACCAGTTCGTAATTGCCCAGAAGCACAGGAAGTACTGGGACCAATATGTGGCATCGCTGACCATGCGACTCCCACCCGATGCGGTTGGTGAACTGCAAGCCATCTTGACCGCTCACGGGCGACCTCCCACAAATTGGTGGTGCGCGGACTGCGTAAAATCAGCCCTCCAATACATTTACCTTCAAGCGGACTTGTTTGCCGAAGCCAATCAAAACACCATAACCCACCCCCTAAATGCCCCTGCCAATCCCGAACAATAACGAGTCAAGAGAAGGCTTCATTGGTCGTTGTATGTCCAACAACAACGTCAACACGGAGTTCCCCGATACGGCTCAAAGATTGGCCGTTTGCGGCTCAACGTGGGAGAATCACAAGAGGCAGCAATTCGAGTCTTATTCGGACTACGGCCAAGAGATTCGCTCGAATGCCAAGCGAGGGATAGAACTCAACGAAAGAAACGGCAACAAGTGTGCGACGCAGACGGGCAAAGTCCGGGCGCAGCAGTTAGCCAACGGGGAAGCCATCTCGGTCGAAACCATCAAGCGGATGCACTCCTACCTGTCAAGGGCCGAAACCTACTACGACAACGCTGACGATACCTCGGACTGCGGTTACATTAGTTACCTCCTGTGGGGTGGCAAGTCGGCTTTATCATGGAGCAGGAATAAACTCCGAGAACTTGGCGAACTCGAAGGCGAAGGATGACGAGGCCCAAGTGCAGGCTCGGATGGACTCCCTTATGATGGTCATCACCACCCTATGCGACTGCATCGGAGCGGTGGACGATTCCAATGCCCCGAACCAGTACGAAGTGAAAATGAAAATCGTAAACAAGATAAGCGACCTTATCGACAAAATCGAATACTGATGGGAACCAGCAAGGGCAACGGCAAGTACATCGAAACTCCCGAAAAGATGTGGGAGTACTTTGAGGCATACCGGGCAGGGGTCAAGAGCAACCCAAGGCTAAAGACGGTATTCCCCGGCAAGGATGCTATCCCCCAGCATGAGCCTTTGGAGCGACCCTTGACCTTGGAAGGCTTTGAGAACTGGTGTGCGGATGCAGATATAATTGAGGACCTTGGGGCCTATTTTACAAACAGGGACAAGCGATATGACGACTATGTAGCCATCTGCTCGCGTATAAGGCGAACCATCCGTCAAGACCAAATCGAAGGAGGTATGGTCGGTCAGTACAACCCATCCATCACTCAACGCCTCAACAACCTTGTGGAACGTCAAGAGAACACGGTCCACATCGAGCAGCCCCTGTTTCCCGACAATGACTGACAAACTAAACCTGCATCATGGCGACTGCTTGGAGGTGCTTCGTTCACTACCCGACTGCTCCGTTGATTCGGTTGTAACCGACCCGCCTTACGGGTTGTCCTTCATGGGGAAGCGGTGGGACTACGACGTGCCAAGCGTTGAGGTCTGGGCCGAGTGCCTTCGGGTCTTGAAGCCGGGCGGTCATCTTCTTGCGTTTGCAGGAACGAGGACGCAGCACCGAATGGCGGTAAGGATTGAGGACGCAGGCTTTGAGATTCGGGACATGATTGCTTGGGTGTATGGGTCGGGGTTTCCGAAGTCGCTTGACGTGAGCAAGGCGATTGATAAGGCGGCTGGAGCGGAGAGGGAGGTTATTGGTAAGATGGAGAATCCTGCATCATCAATTTATTCGCAATCCGAAAATGAAATGTCAAGAGATGTGCCAATAACCGCCCCCGCCACCCCCGAAGCAAAGCAATGGCAAGGCTGGGGGACTGCACTCAAACCCGCACTCGAACCGATTACGGTGGCACGAAAGCCCTTGATTGGCACGGTAGCCGAGAACGTCCTGCAACACGGGACGGGTGCGATTAACGTGGATGGGGGAAGGGTAGTTCGAGACCCCGACGACGTGTCGGGCTGGAGCCAGTCGGGCTCCAAGGCTTCCGAGAACCGGGCGATGAGCGGCGGCAACTATGCCCGCGACGCAAAGCCCGACGCCGATAACCGCTGGCCCGCCAACTTCATCCACGATGGGAGCGAGGAAGCCACCGACCTGCTTGGGGCTTCGGCTCGCTTCTTCTACTGCGCCAAAGCAAGCAAAGCGGATAGGGACGAGGGGTGTGATAAATTGCAAGAGCGTTCTGCGGGCGAATGCGTGGATCGTGTTGAAGGAAGCGCAGGGATGGAAAGCCCAAGGGCAGGGGCAGGCAGGACAAGCGGATCACGCAACCACCACCCAACCGTCAAGCCCACCGACCTTATGCGTTACCTCTGCCGACTTGTAACCCCACCAAGCGGAACAGTCCTCGACCCGTTCATGGGGTCAGGCTCAACAGGCAAGGCGGCCATGCTGGAAGGCTTTGCGTTTGTCGGGATAGAACGGGAAGCAGAGTACATCGACATCGCCAAGGCTCGCATTCAATCCGCAGTCGGCTTGCTTTAATGTTTACCCTCACGACCGCTATCAGGCGAATCCGTCGGATGACGGCCCGGAAGAAGGTCATCCAAGGCGGAACAAGTGCAGGCAAGACCCTTGCCATCCTTGCGGTCTTAATAGACATCGCAGCCAAGAACAAGACCGAGATTTCGGTGGTTTCCGAATCCATCCCTCACCTACGGAGGGGTGCAATCAAGGACTTTGCCAAGGTCATGCAATGGACGGGCCGATGGGTCGCAGACCGATGGAACAAGACCCTGCTGACCTATCACTTCGCCAACGGTTCAATCATCGAGTTCTTTTCGGCTGATTCCGAGGCACGGCTCCGAGGTGCAAGGAGGCAGGTCGTCTACATCAACGAGGCCAACAACATCGACTTTGAATCCTACTACCAGTTGGCAATCCGTACCAGCGAGGCCATCTACATCGACTTTAACCCGACGCATGAGTTTTGGGCGCATACCGAGGTCCTGCCCGAACAGGATGCAGAACTGATAATCCTTACCTACAACGACAACGAGGCCCTGCCTGATACCATCAAGCGGGACATCGAACTCAACCGCACCAAAGCCGAAACGTCTGCGTATTGGGCGAACTGGTGGAAGGTCTATGGC